AAGCCAAATCCTTTTTGCTCGTTGAAAAATTTCACCTTGCCAGTTAAAATTGCTCCCATTGTGTTTAGTATTTATTGGTTCTAAATAAGTCAATAATAAGAATAAGAAACATTGCTCCCAATCCACCAAACCAAGTGAGAGTAACATCCGCCATTTCCGGAGTTCCCGGACCAAACCATTTGTCATAGGCTTCTTTTGCAAAACCAACAAGAAGTGGCAATATTGCGGCAACAATCATTGGTCCATCAGGACGAATATGTGTTTCTTTGTTACGATGGGCAAATAGCAAAACAATCAGTCCGCTGATTATAAACCCTGCCCCTGCATGATAAAGTAAGTCCATTATGTTATCCTCCTTACAAGTTTTTTAAACACCAGCTTGTTAAATGCCCCAGCTGCGGCATCTACCTGGTCCTTATATGTTGAAAATGGGAAAAAACGGTGTTCTTCGATAAAGTCCCGGTTCCACGGAGCTTTCAGCAGCCGTACTCCCCCATTATTAACCTGAACGCTGTATGAGTCTGCACGTGAAGTCTTATCCCCGGTAGGACGCTCTGCATAAACAATAAAGCCAGCAAGACCTAGAATACTAGCCTGTGCAGACTCCTTTCCACCTGATCCCGGTTCCTGCTCTAACCATATGATGGTAGAGGACCCATCCATGCGGGCCGTTTCCTGCACGATAGCCTCCCTACGCTCTGCAGTCCATCGTCCACGGCGGACATCTTCGATAATCCACCGCCCATTCATCAGCTGCAACATTTTGACACCAACAGTAAAAGCAGACCCCTGTTCTTTGGAACCTGCTTTATCCCAGTACCGCACTGAACGTAGTACATTACTAGGGTGAGGTAACTCGTCTATGATTTCAAAATTACCAACCTTAAACATTCCACCTCCGGGCGGAGTTGGGTCCTGACCGATCTGACCTGCATATCCATACTGCCCAAGGTCAGCTTCAAGGTCCTCAAGAACTTTCCATGGTAACCGGACAGGGTCCAACAGATCATCCTTGTAAAATTTGTAGAGTTCAGGTGGATTTATCTTTTCCTTATACCTGCGTGCATCTCCAGGCAGGCATATATGACGGATGTTTTCTTTACGCTTGGAAAGAATATGACCAGCAGGATCATCCTGATGCAATCGCTGCATAATGAAGATAGTTGGCGTTATGGCCTTATCCGTCTTACGGGTGGACAGCGTTTGTTCACACCAGCGGTTAGCTGCTGCAAGTTCCAGTTCGCTCACGGCCTGATTAGGATTCAGGGGGTCGTCCACAATCAGAATGTCTCCATGAAACCCCGTCAAAGTACCCCCGACTGACGTGCTATAACGGCTACCTCCAGATATGATCTTGGGAGGCATGCCTGGTTGCATCACCTTTTTTACGATCTTGAAGTTACTCTTGGTATCCTTATCATCACGAATATCCAGATCAGGATACATTTCACGGAACTTCTGTGAACGTATGAGGTCACGGCAATACTCTGCACTTTCCAAGGAAAGGGTGTTAGAGTATGATGCACAAATAAACCTCATCCACGGCCACCGTGTCCAACACCAGACCGGGAACATAATTGAGCACGTGATGGTTTTAGTCGTTCCAGGTGGAACGTTAATGATCATATCGTATTCCCGTGCCCTGCGGTCTCCAACCCGCTGTGCAACTGTCTCCAGTTCATGGCACAGGAACTCGATATGCCAGTTGGGATGAAATGAGTGTGCACTAACAACATCCCAGAAATATTCAAGGAAATGGAAGAGGCTACGATCATTAAGTGCACGTGACACTGCCACCGGGTTCTCCATAGCATAACGTAATAGTTCCTGCTTGGAAACGGTTTCAGCGGTATTTCGGGTTTGCACTTCCATGATTTTCTAACCTAATGCAATATTTTGAGCGATCTGGCGCAGACCGATTCTTTCCACCAGTTTTAATTCTTCAGTGGAAAGACCATTAAAATCAAATTTGTTGATGTTAATATTTGTATGTGTGATCTCACTCTTGCTAGTATCTGTCCATAACTGGGGCTGACGTGCACTCAGCCACTTATGTGCACTCCATGGATCTGGGATCACATGTTTGGTCACCACGCTCCTGACGACTTCCCCCTTGATCACATGCAAAACTTCCTCTTCATATGAAAATCCAGTTGCACGCTTATACAGTGATGCAGCCACCTTGGAATCTGCAAGTAATTTTCCTTCAGAAAGTGCCTGGGCCAGTTCAGCCTTATTTTCCACCCACTTGAGGAACTGATCCTTCGAAACCCCAAATGCACGTGCAATATCTTTATCTTCAGCTCCAAGTAACGCCATCTCAAATGCAATCTGCGGGAATCCATTACTCCACAACAGCGGCCTACCCACTTTCCCAGTCCTATTCTTCGATCGCCTCATCTCCAGTTAAATTTACTTGATTGCGTAAATTTAATGGATTGAAACCATATAACGTATACACTTGCACAATTATTTTTACCAAGTTCACTGCATCAAAAAATCCATCAACACTCCATATAATACAAATCCCACCAACGTGCACCCAAAAAAAAATTTTGATTTTCTTTAATACCTTCTTAAAAAGAACAGATAATATGCATGATAAGAAATAATATCACAAAAATCCCCCTATAATAACAGAGTAATTACCCTATTACTTCCCTACCGATATGCATATGGAAATTTACCATATGAACTGGAAACGAGTTGCAAAAACCACTTGAAAACCAAATTTGGACTGCAGAATTTTCATGTGTGCATTCGGCGGAGTTCATAAAATGAATCTGCCGATGGACCGGGGGTGGTGGCTCATACCCCACTCCTTCCACCATCAGCGGTGGCTCCAGGGACCTTCCACGATACGTGGCCTGTCCGGTGGTTATGCATTGGAGGCTCCGCCATTATGCTAGTCTAAACTATAATGAACTTGCGAGCAAAATGCTTACGCTGATAGCACATGCATGCGGTGCCCGTCCACACCCGTGCTAGGCATTTTAATAGGGTAATATAGGGTATCATTATAGGTTACTATAGGGTAATATAGTAGGTTATTCCGATATGACGTTTTATACCTTATTCCGGTGTGATAATAGTCTTATTCCGGTTACTATTTGCTTTCCTAATCTCTAGAAGTATATTCCAGGCCGTTCGGAGTAGTTATATTACCCCGTTTTTTCCACTTTTCCTGCCGTTTCCGGTCCTCTAGTCTATAGACCTATAATAAAGTATTACCGGATACGGGATAATTAACGTTTTTACCTCTTGACGGGTGTAATAGTTCAATGGAATTTTACCCTATTTTAGCCTATAATGATGCTTTTTATACCTTTATAACTATCTGATATATAAGCTTATATATGCCTATAAAATATTTTCTTTAAAAAAACGTTAAATACTTAAATATTTCGTATATTAGACCTGAGATAGAAAGTATTAACGAAAAAAGGTAAAACGCTAATAATCAGAGAGATAGCACTCCGGCACCGCAGTCAAGCCTAACACTGCAACCGACTGAAAATAAGATAATCTGCCACCTGTCGTGAGATAGTGCTTTTGCGGAAGATGATAAAACAGCGGACTCTTTGAAATCCTGAGGAATCGCAAGTTCCACCGCTCCGCTCACCTAAGCCAATATCGTTTCCGGTTAATTACCGGACCGACACGCTGAGGGAGTGATAAGATATCCCGGAGATGTAACGAGATATCCTGAAAATGAGCAAGTAAGCTATTAACACCCGTTTTTATCGAGTAGGCCAGTGGTAAAGAAATAACTCTCACAGCCGATGATACGGGATTAACGGGTGTGCGGTAATAACTAATAATAACGCAATCTAATTAGCCTCCAAGCTAGTTGGATATTGGTGCCGAAAGCAAGGAGTCAAACAAGGTATATTAGCAGACAAGGTTTTTGTCTTTTTTAAGGTAATGGAAGAGGTATACGCAAGTGTACCTCTTTTTTTTTGCCGGTCCGGTAATTCCTTATTAACTCCGGTAATACAGAGGAGTAATATTTACACCTCATAACTAAAAACCTTAAAAAATGAGCAAGATTGAAAAAACCTCAGCCGAGACTGTTAATGAGAACAGTGGAAACGTAATCGAAACACCCGCACCCGTCGCTACAGGCAAGGGCAAAGGCAAACCGGAAACGAAAAAACCGGCAAAGAAAGAAAAAAAGTTACTTTCCACTTTCGAATTTGCCCGTGCTGGAGCAGTTGCGATGGCAATACGGCAGCTGAGACTCACCGGGCAACCGGAAAAGCTTAATGCGAGTGCCGAAAAAATCATCGCACTGGCTGACAAGATTTACACCGAAAAAACCGGAGCACCCTCAAATCTCAAAGAGAGCAAGTGGAATTTCCTTTATGCCACCCGTTTCCTGAAATACTATGAGGCTCCGGTGAAAAAGTAACCAACTGAAAAAAGAGTCCGTGTGACTCTTTTTTTTTGCCCGGTCCGAAACAAAATGAGAGATCATCCGGTGATCTCTTTTTTTTACCCGGATACCTAAAATTTAGCAGTATTATGAACAATCTTATTTAGAATTAAAGAATTCAACTAAACCTTATTCAACTACATCCTTCCGGCACAGGCATAGGAGGGTAATCATAGAAGTGTAGTTGGGTAAATACGTTTTCATTAATTTTCGGGTGAATTTTCTTTTTTACATATTGTATAACTAAAAACCTACAAAGATGAAAAACCAGTTTCGTTTCGCAGCTCCGATTGTTCATACAATCGAAATTCAGCGTCGCCCGACCACTTTTGCCGTATCATTTCCTGATAGGAATATGGTCGTTAAAATGGTTATCCGTGGCAATCATGTTTTCGTTCGTGACGAGGAAATTGAACGTACCGGAAAAGGTCGCCGCCAACTGAAGTGGGAAGGCACAATCAACAAGTTTTTCAAGCTTTACCCTGGAGCTGTGGGATTACAGGATGCTTTTCGCAGATATGTAAAATCATGGTACTGCTGCGTCAACGAATCAGTCCTGTAACATTCGAACTTGAGCCACTCTCTTACCTGGGAGTGGCTTTTTTTATGCGTTTATAAAAGAGTAACTAAACCAAATAATGATCTTGAAAAGATGAATGACTTTAAGAACAAGTATGGGTGGTCTGTACATGACTTCCTCATGCAAATTGATGAATTCGTAGAAATACCTTCATCTGTGTACTCTCAAGCGAAAGCTTCTGCTTTAACCACGAAGAACAATTCAAGGTTAAAATTCCTTTTTCAACAATGGACAAAAGGAAAGTATGATCAGCACGTTGATGTGCTTTACAAAGAAATCTTGAAAACCTTAAAAGGATGAAACAACAGGTAATGGTTCGCACTCCGAAGGGAGAATGGCCACTTGACGACATCGAAAATTACATGGACCTACACGGAATCCATAAGATGGACGAAGCAATCCGGAAATTGAACCGGGAAAACAGGCGAAGGAGAAACCCAATCAGGTTCTTCATTCGTATCAGTAAATCAATAGCTTTAATTATCGGGTGGTTTTTCCTTAATTAAAAAGTGCTATGGCGAACGTTGAAATCATTACTAGCAAATTCCCACTTGGCAACACGGTCGTTGAAATCAGGTCGGAATGTAATCGTGCCCGTCGGGAAATGATGGACACTGAAGTGCGTATCGGAGGTGAAATCGTTTGTGTTATCAGCGGAGATGACATCGACCAGTTCTCCTTTGAACTCAGAAAACTTATTGACAAGTTCCGCATTTAATCATTAACAAAACCTTAAAGAAATGAAAAAACTGATTGATTTGCTTGTTTTCATGGCAATTCTGGCAATGGCTGGATGTACTATGGGTCTCCTATTGAGACCTACTGAAGCGTTGGCATACGGAGTGATCATTTCCATGGTTGTTATGCTTATTCTGCTTTTTGTTTACTGGAGGATCACGAAAGTAAATTAGCCTCAACGCTAGTGGAGCAATAACAAGAGGGTTCGAATCCCTCTTGAGGCTCAAAGTCATTAACCAGATGACTATTTTAGTTTCAACAAAAACCTTAAAAAACAAATGAAAAATGGAAATGGATGAACTTGTTCGAGAGTTCAAGAAGTTCCTCAAGGAGCGAAACCTTCTTGAAGCCTTTCTCAATGGAGTATTGCGGAAATATGAAAATCTGTATACTTCAAGTGACCCCATCAGAGACTTTTGTTTCTACAGACCAACTGTCGCTCACAAATGGATTGACTATGGATTGGTATGGAGTGCATCCCCCCTTGGTCAGTACAAATGGTGTGAGATAGATCAGGAATGGACTGAAAAGTATCAAACGCTGACCGATGGAAGAGAAGATTAATGCCCTGAAAGAGTTTTTGAAGCAGTGTAATGCTTTGGAAGCTTTTATGAACGGAGTTTGCAGGAGACACCCTCAACTCCGATTCAGTGAAGATCCAATAAGGGATTTTTGTTTAGGTCAATCTTATGTTCCTGATTGGACCACTATGTGTTTTTTCTGGACTGATTTAACCCCAGGCAGAGCTTTCTGGAAACAACGTCACGATGAGTGGCGGGAGATTTGTGCTATTAACAATTATTAATCATTAACAACAAAACCTTAAAAAAGATGAACGAAATTAGTATCAAAAGTAACGTCATTAGCATGTCTGTAGATAAGCTTACAGATGAACAGAAACAATCTCTTCACGGTACACTTGGAGCTATATCACTAAACATTGGTGAAGATAGCCGTAAAGTGTCCTGCACTTTTTCATTCTACAGAGGGTTCCTGTTTGCTTGCCAGAATGAACTTAATGGAGCTGCATGTCCACAACTCTTTGGAATGTCTTATTCCTGGAGACTCTCAACTGAAACAATCTTCGCAGTTATACTTTCATCAGAAACTCATTTGAACGTAATGAGCAGGAGATTGCTTAAAGCTGTGACTGATCCAGAATATGTAAAAGAGCATAGAATGGAATTGTTTATGCTCCGGGTTACAAAGATGGAAGAGGACATCGAATTTCTGTCCAATATGCGTATAAATGGTCACCACTTTGATCTTCGGAAAGGAGAAATCAGTTATTATCCCAATAACATTCCTCTTGCCCGGACCAATAGTGGTAGCTGGTCTCGTGAAGGCCGATTGACATACAAGGCAGGAAAATTCATTAAGATGTTATTGGAGACTGAAGCCGCCTATCTTACATTGAATGGAGAAATGATTGAGAACTGGTTAGCTCCTGAAAAAGCTAAATTGCTTACTGCCTTTCTTGAAATCAAGAGTGGGTTGGTAAAAAGTACAGCATATCAGGATTGTATTCAGATCAGTGATGACCCCTCTTCAGTGTATAATACTCCTACGGCAGAAAATTGTGGAACTTTGGGAAGCAGTTGTATGCGTCCTGAAAGTGTTCACAGTTGTCACGAAGGATATGGATGGTACACCTTGATAGGTACGAAAATAGCGTACATAAAGAATCCCCGCAATGGGAGGCTTCATGCCAGAGCTTTGCTTTGGGAAAATTGCTATTTTGTCAAAAGAGTGGACGACAAGAGAATCATGAAAATTGGTACACCGTTCACCCTTTTGGATCGTATCTATGGAGATGAAGCTTCAATAGCTCTAATGAAAGAATGGGCAAGAGAACAAGGTTACTTCTACAAATCAGAGCAGAGCAGTCGTAGCAATACACTGATTTCTCCGATGGGAGAGGTAGTTTCAAAGCATTTTGTATGGGACAAAGAGATAGAATGTCTCAATGAGTATTCACCTTATATGGATACATTCACATATCTGTTTTGTGAAATACGTCGGCTTGGGAGTTCAGGAGTCAGTGAATCATGCTCTATTGATTTAACTGATTCTGGAGGTCATGCTTTTGAAGATTTTGAAACCTGCCCTCACTGTGGATCTTTTGTGAGAAGCACCTTTACAGTTGAAGATGAATACGGAGATAATAGGGGATGTGTCATGTGTGCTATTGAAATACCAGATGAAGAAACAGGAAATTCAACCTGGGTTTACAGAGATGGAATAGTGGAATACTATGATATCAATGGAACCCGTCGGGTTAAAAGAGCAGAAGCAGTAGCTCATCTCAATATTGTTACCGCTTACATCCGTGGTAAAGGAAAGGTCAATGTAGAAGTGATTACACCCAAACCTTCCTTTGATTCTATCGAAACTTTGGTTAGTGAATTAATTATGGAGGAGGCTTAATATGGACACAACACTGTTAAGACAACTGTATAAGATCAATTCGAAATCAGGTCTCGAAGATGATATGCAAGACTTCATAATGTCTTACATCGAACAAAGGGATGGTTTGCCGAACGTTCCAAAATGTACTATGGATATGGATAAGAGAGGTAACATCCTTGTTACTTCTGGTGAGGCGGATACATATCCTTGTATATGTGCTCATATGGATGAGGTACACCCTGCTATTTTAGACAAGGAAGTGATAGAATATAAAGATTTCATGTTCTGTTTCTCTCCGTCAAGAATGGGAGTTGTAGGAAGTGGAGCTGATGACAAAAACGGCATTTTCATAGCTTTGAAAGCGTTGGATGTACTTCCAGCTGTAAAACTACTCTTCACTGTAGAAGAGGAAATTGGAGCAGTAGGAGCTTACAACGTGAATACAAAGAAATGGTTGAAGAATGTACGATATGTCATCCAATGTGATCGTCGTGGAAGCGATGATTTCGTAACTTCCATTTCAGGAATAAAACTAGCAAGTAAAGAATTCAAGAAGGACGCTGGAACCATTCTCAAAGGGTATGGATTCAACGAAACTACTGGGATGCTTACAGATGTGATGGCGTTGAAGGAGGAAGGATTAAGAGTTTCATGTTGTAATCTTTCCTGTGGATATTATACCCCTCATTCAGACCGTGAAGTCACTTACTTACCTCACTTGGAAAAAACCTTTAATGCCGTAATGGAAATATGTCTTACCCTTACAAAGACATATCAACATAACTATGAAAAACCGGTGTATAAAAAGTATTCAGGTGCGGCGATCACCTCAGCGAGTGCGTATGGTAATAGAAAATACCTTAATATCGCACGTTCTGAAGGTGGTAATGTTCCTCTCAATTCGGAATCATATGTTTGTCAGGATTGTTTAAAACTGAATTGTGATTATTGTGCATATTCAGTCCCCTCTCATACCAATTACTCAAAAGATTGGGATAATAGGTATTATGATTAGATAAAAATCTACATTGAGTTTGCCGAATGGAAAGATTTCACTCTCCATTCCAATAGGCAAACTATACATTGATTTAACACGGTAGCAAGTCCCTTCTGTGAAGGGGTTTGCTATTGCCTTTTTTACACATTGAAGTTGAATCTCAATAATTCAACCGGGAGCTTACTATATCCTCACTTTAATATTCAACACTACATAGTAAAAAGAGAAACGAGGTACTATCATCTGTATAAATTGCATTATATAATTTTCGGGTGAAAATTTCGTTGAAATAAAAAGCCTTCTAAAAACTTGACAATGACTTAATTATAAATATATTTTTATTTATAAAATATTTTATCTATCTTTAAAAACCTTATAAAATGCCGTGAACGTGAAAACAGCGACACTCGTAACAGACAAGAAGGGAAATGATCTGATTAAGATACTCTTCACTTTCGAAATTCCTACATTGGAGAAAGTGAGAACCATATCTGGTCGGAAATATTTCCCTGACGGAAAGTACTGGACCGCTCCACTTCATGTAGGTACGTTGCAAAACCTAAAAGATTGGGAGTTTGAATTAGATGAAGCTCTTTTGAAAATACTTCATCAGGTTCAGGAAAAACAAATCCAATTAGAGGTAAAGAATGTAAAGATTCCGGGACTAAAACGTGAATTGTTTCCCTTTCAAAAGAAAGGGGTATCCTTCATAGAACAGTGCGGAGGAAGAACATTAGTTGCCGATGAAATGGGTTTGGGGAAAACAGTCCAGGCTTTAGGATGGATTCAATTACATCCTGATAAGCGTCCGGTAATCATTACAGTTCCTGCTTCTATCAAGCTTAAATGGAAACAGGAAGTACTAAACTGGCTACCAAATCCAAAGGTGGAGGTACTATCAGGTACTCATCCTTATAGGATCAAAGGAAATATCGTAATAATCAACTACGATATTGTTTTTTATTGGTTGGAACAATTAAAACTATTAAATCCACAGGTCTTAATTACTGATGAATGTCATTATTACAAGAGTAATAAGGCTAAAAGAACAAAGGCAATTAAGATGTTAAGTAAAGGAATCCCGCATGTGATAGCATTGAGTGGGACTCCTATCGTAAACCGGCCTATTGAGGCGTATAATGCTATCAAAATTATTTCTCCCTTATTGTTTCCAGATGCCTGGAAGTTTGCACAGCGTTACTGCGGAGCCTATTATGATGGATTTGGATGGAACTTCACCGGAGCGACTCATACAAAGGAGTTACACGAGAGATTGACATCTACCATAATGATAAGAAGGTTGAAATCGGAAGTTCTCACTGAACTACCTCCGAAGATGTATTCATATGTTCCTTTAACGTTGGATAATGAAGCTGAATACAGATTCGCTAAAAACCACTTTATTCAATTCATTTCATCCACTCGTGGTCAATCCGCAGCCCATCGTGCCCGCAACGCTGAAATAATTACTCGAATAGCGACACTGAGACAGGTTGCTGTTAAGGGAAAGTTAGCCCAGGTAATAGGATGGATCGAAGATTATTTTGAAAACAACGAAAAGTTAGTCTTATTTGCTATTCATAAGTTCGCCATAGATGCTATCATGGAAGCTTTCAAAAATGTAGCTGTTAAGATAGATGGTTCAGTTCCAATGGAAAAGCGACATGATGCTGTTCAGAAGTTTCAAACAGATCCAAAGGTCCGATTATTTGTAGGAAACATTCAGGCTGCTGGCGTTGGATTGGATCTGACTGCGGCCTCAAACGTATGCTTCCTTGAATTACCCTGGACTCCAGGTGAATTAGCTCAGGCCGAAGACCGATGTCATCGTATCGGACAGAAAGATAATGTAACTGTGCATTATCTTCTAGCCACGGATACGATTGAATATGAAATGGCGGAATTACTAGATGCGAAAAAGAAAGTACTCAACGCCGTTCTAGATGGACGGGATACCCCTCAAGAATCTTTATTAACCGAATTAATAAACAAATATTATGACGACAGAACAGATTAACATCAGAAGAGAAGCCGAAGGCAATGTGCGTGGATACCATACCGGAATCCCGTGCGACAGAACTATGCTTAAGAGTGAGATTACTCCCACTCAATTGAGATTGGATTGGATCCAAGCAATACGGAACATGGATAATGTTATCCTGTTACGGTACGTACATCCTGAAGATCGGGCAAGTATAGCTACTAAAATGATGAAAGCTGATATGATAACCCGGTTTCAAGCGAAGGAATTTGTCAGATTTGCTAATTAGAAAAAAGTTATGGACTACACAAAATTACTTTGTTTCGACAAGCTAGACCTGATTAAAGGAATGATAGAGCATAATCTTCTTAATCAGGAGGAAATAAATTACATATGGCATGAATTAAATGACGTGTCACATGTAATAGATGAGTATATTGACCGACGTCAGATAAGAGACAGGCGTAATACTCAAAAGAAAGATGGAACATATTAATCTCATTCGGAAGATCGCTTGGTCTTTTCATAACTCTACTGGGATTGACTGGGACGATCTTTTTCAAGAAGCTGCGTATCATTACTTACGAGCCTTGAAATCTTATGACCCATCTAAAAAAGTTTCCCTTTCAACGTATGTATGGAACTTCGTAAAAAACGAATTGATACTGTACATCCGGAAAGAGAAAAAGAATTCAGAACCTTTAGAATCCATCGACTCCATAAAAAGTTGGAGTCAAACGGGTTCTCCCTATTGGGAAGGTCTATCATCCACGGCTCAAAAGGCCGCTGAAGAAGTATTAAAACACCCTGAAGAGTTTTCGTGTTTGGATCCTCTCAACGCCCGTTTACTGTTAAGGTACAGGCTTTTAAAGAGCGATTGGACATTGAAAGACGTTAGAGTTGCAATGCGTAATTTAAAAAATGCATACTCGAAATAATTTTTATTTGTATAATAACTAAAAACTTTAAAGAAATGGAAATCATCAAAGAACTCACTACATTGGAAAATCAAGCATTGGATGCCCTTTGTAAAATGTTATCTACATGGAGAGAAGGGGAGCCTGGGTATTCATGTATAGACGGAGCTGATATCACAAGAGCTTTGAGGTGGCCCCCAAAAACTACTTCTGGAGTTATTAGTTCCTTAAGCAAGAAAGGATATGTTGAAACTTCAGATGCCGGAGATTTTAAAGGAATTTTGTATGTTAAATGGGAAAAAATCCCTGAGAATTTTGGTCGAGATATTAACTAAAAACTATTAAAAATGTCAAACTTACCAATTGATTTCAATTTTGATTATGAAAAACCTACTGCTTCACGCAGAGGAGAAATGAGAACCCCTGCTTCCATTTACCTTTCAAACAAGGATACGGCATCAGGTGGAATTTTGTTCATAAGCCAGAAATGGTTGGACAAAATGGAACTTAACGGAACAGAGATAGCTATGCAGGTGAAAGACAATCAGAGTACTTTCATCTTGTTTAACCCTCCTAAAAACGCTCCACGCTTCAAGAAGAGGGACAAATCCCCCCGTAAAAATTCAGTAGCTTATTCATGTACCGAAACCGTTCGCAAGATGTTCGAGATATTCGGATATGAAGACTCTTCAAAAACTACAATCGAATTGTGGTTGGAGCCTGTAGGAACGTTTGGTACGGCTTCCGTATGTCGCTTGAGAAACCTTCAGCAATCAGATTCTCTGTATAGGTTTTAATGGATATCGAGCGACTGTATAGGGACTTTGGCGTTGATTACGCTTCAGAAGGGCATCGCCATGCTCGTCCGGGGTGGATCAACGCCTCTTGTCCTTTTTGTACGGGGAATCCCGGTTATCATCTAGGATTTGACCTGGACGGAAATTACTATTACTGTTGGCGATGTGGATGGCATCCGATAATTCAGACTATCTCCAAGCTAACAAATATTTCTGAACCGGAAGTCCGCAAGTTTATAAAGCAGTATGGCCTTACAGTCCCCAAGTCCCGACCATCCTCTGAAGCGACGGTTAGGATAAAGGCACATCGTATGCCTTCTTATACAGAACCAATGGGATCAAACCATAGACAATATCTTATCAGAAGAGGATTTGACCCGGATGAATTAGGCAAGCTTTGGAACCTTGTTGGAACAGGTCCTATCAGTAAACTAGATGGATTAGATTTTAAACATCGTATCATTATTCCAATCGTATGGGATCAAAAAGAAGTATCCTTTACATCAAGAGATATTACTAATAAACATCCATTACGTTATATTACCTGTCCCAAAGACAGAGAACTGATACATCATAAGGAAATAATTTATGGTAGGCAAGAGTACTGGAAAGATATTGGAATATGTGTAGAAGGACCGACTGACGTATGGAGATTAGGAGTAAATAGCTTTGCAACATTTGGAATAAAATACATTCCTCAACAAGTCAGAATTATTGCAAAAACCTTTAAGAGAGTAGCAGTAGTGTATGATGATGATCCTCAAGCCGTCGTTCAGGCGAAGAAATTAGTGGCCGATCTTCGATTCAGAGGAGTAGATGCCTTTCACGTTCCCATCGTTGGGGACCCTGGAGGAATGAAACAGGAAGATGCAAACTATTTAATAAAACAAATCATAAAGTAAAATGTATTACGGAAAGCGAAAAAGAGTTAAATTGTTAGTAGATTTAACTAAATATCATCCAAAACTGACGATAGGTCAAGAAGGTACACTAATACCTGATGTAGCAGTAGGTGCGTATGGGAGATGTTATGATCGTTTCGGAGCTGTACGATTCGATTGTGGGGCTTATTTAGATATTGTCATGACAAACTTAAAAATAATAGAGGATAAATGAAGACATACAAACTATTTGACAAGCGGTATGATACATACCTAGTAGAAGAGAACGGAGAAGAGTTTGTTACCCCAGACATTGACGATGCAGAAGATCAACGATGGTATTATTTACGCAGAAGTAAATGCCCGGAATTCGTAATAACCATCCATGAATTTCACGACAACATATACGTTGGGGAGATACAGAGTATAATCCTTAACTAACTGACGTATAACAAAGTAATAAATAAATTTTTTTATTCGGAAAATAGTAATTAATTTAGCGGAGGAATTTAAAAGTGACGGTCAGCTATGATATACCGGGAACTTGTTTGAAACTCATCGTGTCAGAGACTTTACCCGGCATTTTTTTAAGGTTTTTAGTTGGAGAGCTTGAAGAGAGTAGGTGTGACCGTCACCGAAATCTTCAAGTTCTTTTTTAATCCTTAAGATTATGAAGAGACTATCAACAAAACCTATTATCCCAGATGCAATTAATTGCAGTTACAATCATCAGTTTACTCAGGTTCCAAATGAACTCTTAAGAAATCCGAAAATTTCTGCAAAAGCTAAAGTAATTATTGCAATACTTTTGTCCAACAGAATCGGATGGAAATCACATGTAGAACTTATTGCAACAATGATGAAAGAAGGAAAAGACTCCATAAGGACAGGTTTGGTCGAATTGGAGTCTTTTGGTTATTTAAAAAGAGTTCGATATCATCACAAAGTTACAAAAAAGTATGCAGGAGTATTTTGGGCATATACTGATGAACCTACTCATTTCAACATGTCCGAACATATGCATATCCTTGAAAGTATGGGACTCGCACCAGAACTGGAAAAGCCAGCTCTGGCAAATCCAACGTATAAAAATACTAGGATACTTAACGCGGGCGGGTACGCCCGCGAGAAACATCAGAAAAATATTATCCCTCCAAAACTGGAATGGATAGAAGAATTTTGTCTCCAAAGAAAGAATAATGTTGATGCAAAAAGTTTCTTTGATTTCTATGCATCCAAAGGTTGGAAAGTAGGAAACACTCATATGGTAGATTGGCATGCTGCCATTCGTACATGGGAACGAAATGATAAAAAAGATGATAAACGTAAACCCTTTACAAAATTTATGAAACCATACATCATAGATGATGGTATCCAATATGATTTAGGTCCAGATGGTAAATACCATCATTGTGTAACCGGTGAAATTTATATTCCATGATAGAACGAAAGATTTTAATTGGGCTGATAACCTCCACTGAGTTCTGCCAACGGCTGCGTGGGCTTTGGAATATCGAATTGTTAGAATCTGATATGGCCAAGCGTCTATCAGTATGGATATGGGAATACTATGATAAGTACGGGAAAGCTCCCGGACCTGATATGGAGATTCTTTATTTCTCCAAGTTGAAAGAGTCCCGGCTCCCCAAATCAGTAGCTGAAGAAATCGAACAGGATATTCTTCCCAATCTTTCAGATGAGTTTGCAAAAGAGGGTCTTGATGTTAAACCTCTACTGGACGAAACTGAAAGGTATTTTAATGAACGTCATTTTACGATACTGTCTCAACAGATCCAGGACCTTGTATCTGCCGGGAAGATTAACGAGGCTGAACATATGGTTCGGGACTTTCGTCCTCTGATTTCAGAAGATGTTCGTCTCAATGATCACATTCTCACTATCCGGGGAATGCGGAAGAAAGGCCGTAAAGCTCCCAAGCCCCTTCTTTCACCTTGGTTAAGGGAAGGAGAAATGACTGTGATATACGGAAATTTCGGTACAGGTAAATCCCTATTGACTATTTCAGCAGCCTATATTTTGGGATTGGAAGAGTATGATAGCGAAGATGCAGAGATCGGGGAGTGGCAGGTGAAACACCCGACCGGATGCCTCTACATCGACGGGGAGCTAGGGGAAGTAGAAATGCTCAAAAGAATTGCCCAATTTGAATGGCTAGGACGGCAGAACTACCCTATCCGTGTACTCTCTATCCCCGAATACCAGTTAGAGACAAGAGACACATTCATTTTGTCGGAGAGGAAAAATCAGTTAAAAATTGTTAATTGGCTCAAGACCCATCCACAGTATCGGTTAGTGGTACTGGATAGTGCCAGCACTTTATTTGGCTTGGAGGATGAAAATAACAACTCGGAGTGGAATAACAAGATAAATCCTTTGTTGCGGGACCTGAGAGGTCTGGGAGTAGCATGTCTTTTGTTACACCATGCTGGGAAGGATGGTAGTAAAGGATTCCGTGGGGCCTCTGCTATTGGAGCTATGGCGGAGAATATTTTCAGAATAACAAATCATAAAAAGAAAAACGTGGACGATGGTGAGGCCTGGTTTATTGTTTCAAAGGATAAGTTGAGATCAGCAGGGAAGAGTTTCAAGAAGTTTGCATTGAAATATACGCAGACAGATGATGGTAAGAGTACCCAGTGGGAAGAGACTGAACTAGAGTAAATGGCACATGCAAATTTTCGGGTGAAAAAAATTATTTGTATAATATATGCAAAATAACTTTTAATGTCAAACTTAAATTTTAACAAAAATGATTAGTGAGAAAGCACTGAAAGCAGCAGCAGCAGAAGTAAATCAGTTGGTGGATACACCGATTGACCTGAAAGCAGGAGTAAAGAAAATCACAGCAGGACTGAAGGAAGCGATTGCAGATGTTCTGTTTGATAGTGATGAGTTTACAAAAGAAACTGAAAAGGTCCTCAAAGAACTCGGATGGAAGAAGGCAGAAGAGGAGGATGAGGAAGAAGAGACAGAGGATGCCGAAGAAGAAACAGATGACGAGGAAGAGGAAGAAGAAGAGGCTGAAGAAACCGAAGAGGAGGATGATGACGAAGAAGAAAAGGAGGAAAAACAGAAAACAGCCGAAAAGATTCATCAGAAGAACATCGTCAGTAAAGGGGTAATCGTCAAGGAAGATACCGGCAAAAAGGAAACAGCCGGGAAGGAAAAGAGGAAACCCCCGACAAGAAAGACCGGATCATACACTCGTATTGATGCTGTCTGTGATGCCCTGAAAACAAAGAAACCTAAGACTGTTAAGGACTGGGTAAAAGCAACCAACGAAGTCTACATTGAAAAGGGAGGTTCCGCCAACGACAGCGAAAGCTCGATGATGATCAAGTATGCTTCCAAGGTAATGACTCACTTTGATGTAAAATTCCCTACGGAATAATGTCGGAGGCGTTGTTAAAAAACAGTGTGACGATTCGAGGGGACAGCCTGTACTGTCCTCTCGCATTGTCCATTGATAGTTACGGAAACTGTCTTACAGACTGCTGGCACTGTTACTTACGCAGATTAAATCATACGTGGGGGCAGGATTTAAAACCAGCGGATGTTTCTCTACTGAAGAGAAAGCTAGTTTCTGGACTTTCTAACAAGCATCCAAAAACTCCTTTAGCATGGGCTTTATCTCAACGAAAAACCATTCGTTGGGGAAACAAGTCTGATCCGTTCCAAATGGCAGAGCTGGAACATCGGGTAGCTCGTCCGATATTTAACATTCTTACAGAATTAGAATGGTCATTCGTGATACAGACCCGGTTCACCTCTGTGCTTGAACAGTATGATCGGTATATATTGAGAGCTCATGGTAGAGGATTGATTACAATCATGCCTGTGATTTCTCCCGGATTGGAGAAGGATTGGGAACTATTGGAACGGGAAAGAACTACTCCTCCAGAAGACAGATTGAAATCAATTCATAGGTGGAAAAGTTTAGGAATCCCAGTGGGAGTGAATGGAGAACCCTTCATTCCAGGATTCCATACGGTGGAAGATTTTGAGAATGCTTTAAAACTTCTGAAGGCTTACGAGATAAACCGATACAACACCTATAATTTTCATTTCAACGCCTTTGTAGCCCGACGACTGAATGATATTGGAGTAGATATTGAAAAGATTTGGTACTATAATCAGGATGATAAATGGAAGAAAATTCTAGCCCGATTGTTAGAGTTGGCAAAGGAATACAACATTATACTTGGATGCCCGGACTTTGTTAATTCAGGATTATCATGGGTAGAAAAGGCGAACACGTGTTGTGGAGTGGATGTTCCTAATCCTTGTACTTTCAACACTCACCACTTTAAGAAATTGTACCAGAGTGGTAAATCTCCAGAAGAAATATTCAAACTCTCCTTTGATGGAACTGGAGATGAGAATATGGGGAAATCTATTATTGAAGGAAATACGAAAGATTTCTACACTCTAAAAGATATCAAATGACTCCTATTGAAGAACACTATAATGTCTTAGTAAAACGGGATGATTTATGTTTTCCTCCTCCTGCTCCTCCATTCTCCAAATGTAGAGGTATAATCGAACACCTACGCAGGTTGAAACGGGAAGGAATAGAATATGTAGGATATACTGAAACGTCCATTAGCATGGCTGGTTGGGGAGTAGCATGGGCCTGTAAGGAATTGGGACTAAAAGCTGTTCTGTTTGATCCTCAGTACAAGCAAACCCCTGAAGTTTTAAAATACCATCGCCAGCAATGGAAACAGTTTGATCCAATCATAGTTCCGATTCAGGCTGGAATGGCTTCTGTAAACGTGCATATTGCTGCTAACATCTTACGGAGGACCTACAAGAATTCTATTAT